GCCGCGCTGCGCCGCGTGGAGAGCTGGGCCCGGGGCACCGACGGTGCGAACTCGGGGCCGTTCCGCAAATACATCTGGAACCCGATCTCGGTCGCCGCCGACGCCTACCGCGCCGAGAGCGGCGTCTACATCCGCCGCTTCCGCGAGCTGCTCGACGGCATGCGCGACGAGCTGAAGCCGGTCGACATCAAGGCCCCCGAGATCGGCTACACCTTCGGCGGCAAGTCCGAACTGTTCCACGCCCTGCTGCACACCGGCAACGGCTCGAACAAGTCCAAGCTCCTGCTCGGCAGGGGATGGGGCAAGAAGAACGCCGACGGCTCGCTCGACGACACCCGCTGGCAGTCCTTCGTCGACCGTCTGCACACCGAGGGCGTGCTGACCCAGAAGGACTGGACCTTCGTGCAAGCTGTCTGGGACTTGCTCGAAGAGACCAAGCCCGGCGCGCAGAAAGCTCACCGCGCGATCTACGGCCGGTACTTCGACGAGGTCAGCGCCGACCCGGTCGGCACCCCTTTCGGCCAGCTGCGCGGCGGCTACGTCCCCGCGATGACCGACAGCTTCCTGGTTCAGGACGCCGCTCTGCGCGCCGAGCAGGAGGCCATCGAAGGCGGCGACAGCGCCATGTTCCCGGCGGCCTCGAACGGCTTCACCAAGTCGCGCGTCGAGGACTACACCCGCGAGCTGGCGCTGGACCTGCGCCTACTGCCGATGCACATCGACAAGGTGCTGAAGTTCACGCACCTGGGCCCGCCCGTCCGCGACGTCGCCCGCATCCTGAAAGACCGGGGCTTCTCCAAGAAGCTGCAGGCCTACGACCCGACGGCCCAGACCGACCTGCTGCTGCCTTGGCTGCAGCGTGCCGCCAAGCAGCTGGTCGAGACCCCGTCCAAGGGCCGCGCCGGTAAGGCAGCCGACCGCTTCTTCAGCGCCGTGCGCAGCCGCGTCGGCATGCAGCTGATGTTTGCCAACGTCGTGAACACGGCGCAGCAGATCACCGGCTTCTCGAACGTGCTGCTGCGCGTCGACGCCCCGATCCTGGGCGACGCTCTGTGGCGCTACGTCCGCGACCCCAAGGGCGTCGCCGAAGCCGCCGCCAGCCAGTCGGTGTTTCTGGCCAACCGCATGTCCTCGGACATCTTCGAGGCGCGCCAGACCATCGCGCAGCTCACCAAACTGGACCCGTCCAAGCTGGACGAGGCCCGCGATTTCCTGCAGCGCAACGCCTACTTCATGCAGTCGGCGGTGCAGAACGTCATGGACGTCATCAGCTGGACCGCGGCCTTCAACCAGGCCTCGGGCAAGGGCGAGAGCGACCGCGACGCCGCGCGCTTTGCCGACAGCGTGATCCGCGAGACCCAGGGCACGATGGCCCCGGAGGATGTCTCGCGCTTCGAGACGGGCCCGGCGTTCATCCGCGTGTTCACGCAGTTCGCTGGCTACTTCAACATGATGGCGAACCTGAACGCCACCGAGGTACAGCTCGTCGCCCGTGACGCCGGTCTCAAGAAGGGCATGGGCCGCCTGTTCTACGTCTACCTGATGGGCTTCGCGGTCCCCGCCCTGCTCGGCGACGCCATCGCCAAGGCGCTGCGCGGCGGCTGGGAAGACGAAGAGGGCGACGGCTATCTCGACGACCTGTTCGCCTGGTTCTTCTCGTCGCAGGCCAAGTTCGCTCTGGCCGCCGTGCCGGTCGTGGGCCAGGCCGCCAACGCTGCGTTGGGCGCGTTCACGAAGCTGCCCTACGACGACCGCATCTCGATGTCGCCCGCGGTGTCGGTCATCGAGAGCGGCCTGGGCACACCGGCCGAGGTCTACCAGAGCCTGGTCGACGGCGAGAGCTTCAACCGCGCCGACACGCGCGACGCCCTGAACTTGCTCGGCGTCCTGACCGGCACGCCCGTCGGCGCGCTGGCCAAGCCCGTCGGCTACGGCGTCGGCGTCGTACAGGGTGACATCGAGCCGACCGGCCCGCTGGACGCAGCGCGCGGCGTCGTCACCGGAGCGCCCTCGCCAGAGAGCCGGATGCAGTGACCTTTTCGGTATGTCTAAGGGCCGTTCCTGCTTCTAGGATCGCGCCCGTCCTTCGGAGCTTTTAATCTTGGCCATATCCTCGAGCACCCGCAAGGCCGGGCCGTTCATCGGCAACGACGCGACCACGGTTTTCCCGTTCGCGTTCAAGGTCTTCACGTCTGCTGACCTGCGCGTCGTCCGCACCAACGCCCTCGGCGTCGAGAGCGATCTGGTGCTCGACACCGACTACACGGTCGCCCTGAACGCCAACCAGGACAACGATCCTGGCGGCACCGTGACGCGCGGCACGGCCCTGCCGACCGGCGAAAGGCTGACGATCACCTCCGACGTGGAGGCGCTCCAGCCCCTGGTGCTGACGAACAACGGCGGCTTCTACCCGCGCGTCATCAACGACGCCTTCGACAAGATCACCATCATCGCGCAGCAGCTGATCGAACAGGTCGGCCGCTCGCTGAAGCTGCCGATCAGCTCGACGGCCAGCGCCACCCTGCCCGACCCCGTGGCCAACCGCCTGATCGCCTGGAACTCCAGCGCCAACGGGTTCACCAACGTCGACCCGGCGTCCATCGCCACCGTCGCCGCCTACGCCGACGCGAACCTCGAGCTGTTCACCGGCAACGGAACACAGACCGCCTTCACCCTCGCGCAAGACCCGGCCGTGCTGGCCAACCTCGATGTGTCGATCAGCGGCGTGACCCAGGTCGGCGGCGAAGACTTCACCTGGATCGGCACCACGCTCACCTTCGTGGTCGCGCCGCCCAACGGCACGCGCATCCAGGTGCGCTACACCCGCGCCATTCCGCCCGTGGACCTGGCCGCCGCGGTCGCTGCCGCCGAAGCTGATCGCGTCGCCACTGCCGCTGACCGCGTGCAGACGGGGCTCGACCGCATCGCGACTGCCGCTGACGCCGTAGCTACCGCCGCCGATGTTATCGCCGCCGAGGCCGACCGCGTCGCCACCGCCGCAGACCGAGTGCAGACGGGGCTCGACCGCGTCGCCACTGCCGCCGACCGTGTGCAGACTGGTCTGGATGTTGCCGCCACTGCCGACAAGGTGGCCGCGACTGCCCTCGCCGCATCGACCGGCGCGGCTCTGGTTGGGTCGATCCAGACCGGAACTGGGGCTGTCGCGCGGACGGTTCAGTCCAAGCTGCGGGACACCGTTTCTGCCTTCGACTTTATTCCGGTCGCACTTCACGCGGGCATCCAAGCCCGCACCGAAACCACGCTGTTGACCACCTATTTGCAAGCCGCCCTCAACAGCGGTGCGTCCAAGATTGTTTTCCCGGAGGGCAAGTATTATACTGGCTCCTTGGTCCTGCCAAACTGGATCGAGCTTGAGGGCATCGGTTACACTCCGACCATCGGCGGGGATGACCGCCCTGTCGAGCTTCGGTTCAGCCTCACCTCCGGCGTTGGTTTAGACTGCAACGCCTGCCCCACGATCAAAGGGATTTGGCTCCAGAACGCGGGCGGAAGCTACAACGAGGGCACGGCCGCGCTCTCGGGAACGACTGCAATCGCGATCCGGCTTTCTGAAAACGCAGTCATTGAGGACTGCGGCTGGTCGCTTTGGTATGAGTGTATTCGCACCGGGGCCAACACGTTCTATGGCTCATTTGTCCGGCCCCATTTTAACCGTTGCACTTTTGGCTTCTATTCGGTCGATAACAGTCCGTTCAATCTGAATATCTTCGATCCCAAGAGCGTTCTGACCCAGTATTTTCTGTCTGGGTCCGGGACGGCCTACGCCCGCAACACGAAAGTTATCGGCGGCTCGATTGAGGGCTACAGCTCGGTTGCTAGTCACTTCCTCGACATATCGTTTTTCGGGACATATTTCGAGACGATTTCCGCTCGCTCGGGAGCCTTTGCTCTTGATCCCGGCGTAAACGGATGCAGCATCTCGCTGTTCGGCGTTTTGGCCTACATGGATTACACAGCGCGGTTCGTAAATATGAGCGGGCTTACCGGCGTTAGTCTTGTAAGCCAAGGCACGGTGTTTACAGGCATCGCGCCCAGTGGGGCATATTGCTATCTGCTGCCGACTTCGGGCGATGTTTGTCTGATGGGCGACAAGTTCGAGCCGACGTTTGCTAATGACGTTTACTATGTGGACAGTCTGACGAACGCAAGCAAGTTTCAGATCAAACTCCCGCGCTTGCCCGCCGGAAACGTCTTTGCGGGTTACGGTGACACATTCTTTGTCGGGCCCCGCGGAGCCTACTCCGTCGCGCTAGCAGCCGAACCAACGCTGAAGGTCAGCAATATGCTAGTTCCGGCGGACGGCGATAGCTGGGACCCGATGGGCCGCGCGCAGGGGCGTCCGTATTGGGTGACCTGGCAAGGCGACCGCTGGCGTGATCCGGGCGGCATCGGCCCAAAGGTTACCGGCTTCGGGGCCATGACTGGAACGGCAACAAAAACCGCCATCGCGACTTATGACGCGCCGGACATCGAGGCGACCTACACCGAGGCGACTATCCAGACCTTAGCAGACGCGGTTCAGGCGTTGTCCCGCCGCGTGAAAGCTATCGACGACACCCTCCGCAGCTCTTCGTTGATTGACTAATGGCCCTCGAACCTGGCCACCTCATCACCCTCGGCCTCGCTGGCGTCGCCGTAATCGTTTGGCTGGTGCGGCTTGAAGGCCGCGTCAACGGCACGGCAACGACAAATCAACTTGCCACGCTGACGTCGCAAATCAGTGCGTTGGCTGCAGTGGTCGCCGCCCTGCAAGCCAAAGAGGCCAGCCACGACAACACGCGGGAAGAGGTCATTCGGGTGCAAGAGCAGCTCAAGCATTTGACGAGCCTGATCGAGCGGCTGATGCCCCCCGCGCTCCGAAAGGGCGGCGAATGACCGATAACCAAGACCCCCTCCCCGAACCGTCGTTCCACTGGCGTCGCTGGGTCACCATCGGCTACGTCGTGTCGACCACGATCCTGCTGGTCGGCATCATCTGGAAGCTCAGTGAAGGTGGGCCCCTGCGCGACGTGGCGCTCGCCCTGATCGGCTCGCAGGCCTTCTTCGCCCTCCTCTACATGGGCGGCGCGTCGGCCTCCGACCTCGCCCGCATCGTCGCAAGCTGGAAGAAGCCATGACCTACGCTCTCGGCGCTCAATCCAAGTTCCGCCTCCGCGGCGTTCACCCCAAGCTGGTCGCCGTCCTCGAGCTGGCCATCCAGCGCACTGAGCAGGACTTCATGGTCCTCGAGGGCGTCCGCACACCCGCACGTCAGGCCGAGCTTTACGCCCAAGGCCGCACGAAGCCGGGCAACAAGGTGACGTGGACCCTGAAGTCGAACCACTTCGTCAACCCGGAAACAGGCTACGGCCACGCGGTCGACATCGTGCCCTACCCGGTGGACTGGAACGACCTCAACAAGTTCGACGACATGGCCGCCGCCGTCTTCGGCGCAGCCAAGACGCTCGGCACCACCATCCGGTGGGGCGCTGACTGGGACCGCGACGGCAAGCCGCGCGAGAAGGGCGAGAGCGACAGCCCCCACTTCGAGCTGGTGTTATGAAGAACCCCTTCCCCCTTCGCACATGGCTGATCCTGGCGGCCGTTGTCGTCGCCGTGCTGTCCCTGCTCTCGTGGCGCGGGGCATGCACCTCCGCCGACCAGGCCAAGGACCAAGCCACCATCGCCGACGCGCGCACCGCGACGGCAACCGAGACCTTTGAGATCACCGTCAACAACGCGGCGGCCGACGCCGCCACCCAGACCCAGGTACAGGAGGCCCAAGATGCGGTACGCCAAGCTGATCCTGCTGACCGCGAGCGCGTTGCTCGCTACCAGCTGTGCAAGCTCCAGGGTATCAGCGCCTGCTGAAGGCTGCTCGGTCTTCGGCGAGGCCATCTTGGGCAACGTCGTCGGCCACGCTACCCTCGCCGACAGCGGCGTGCCGCTGGACGACTGGCGCAACTACGCCCTCGACGAGACCGGCCGCCTCACGCAGTCGGAACGCGACAAGAAGGACGGCCTGGCCGTCATCAAGCTGTGCGAGGCGCGAGACCAGCGTGCCTACCGCGCCGTCAACGCCCCCTGGTACGCCTTCTGGGCCCGCTGAAAGAACGAGACCATGACCACCTTCGTCCCTCAGTCCCTGCTCGCCGAGGACTACCCGACCGCCGCTGAAGTCGTGGCGCTGGCCAACATCATCTGCCCCATCGGCACGGTGATCGAGTACGCTGGCACCACCGAACCCGCCGTGGTGCAGGGCGTGACCTGGGTCTTCCCCTACGGGCAGGCCGTCAGCCGCACGACCTATGCCACTCTCTTCGCGCGGCTCGGCACGGCGCACGGCGTCGGCGACGGCACGACCACCTTCAACCTGCCCGACCGCCGGGGCCGCGTAGCCGTCGGCCAAGACGACATGGGCGGCACCTCGGCCAACCGGATCACGGCCGCGGTCGCGGGCTTCGACGGCGACGTGCTCGGCGCGACCGGCGGCGACGAGCGGCTGCACCAACACAACCACGCGGTCACAGACCCGGGCCACGTCCACCTGATCTCGCCCCCCTCGTCGAGCGACGTCACCAGCTCGGGGTCCACAGCTACGGGCGCTGGCGGCGGCGAAACCGTCACGCCGTACAACAGCGGCTCGGCCACCACGGGCATCACCCTGGCCGACGCGGGCGCAGGCGCGAGCCAGAACGTGCAGCCTTCCATCGTGCAGAACTTCCTGATCCGGGTGCTCTAAAGCAAAAAGCCCCGGCCGCTGGGAAGGACAAGTAACCAGCGGCCGGGGCTTTGGGCGTGACACGCGCTTGATCGCGCGCCACTCATCCCACGGCCCCGTCTCCCGGGAGGCCGTGAGGCCAGCAGCTAACCTAACACAAGTTGGTGCTAGATCAAACCCAAAGCTGACAGATAGAGATCGAGGATCGCCTCTTCCTCTTGGCGCTTGGCCTTGTCCATCTTGCTGATGCGCAGCACCTTGCGCAGGGTCTTCACGTCATAGCCCTCGCCCTTGGCCTCGGCGAAGACCTCCTTCATGTCGGCCATCACGGCGGCCTTGTCCTCGTCGAGACGCTCGAGGCGCTCGATGATGCCGCGCAGGCGGCCCTGCGCGTTGTCGCTCAGCACGTCGGGGCTGGCGTCGAAGTGTGCGTCGTCGGTCATGTGTTCCTCTTCATGGCGTCTAGCATGATCTGCTGGACGCTCCTCTTGGTGGTGAGCCGGTCTAGTACGAGTTCATCCACGGTGCCGGTGGCCAGGATGTAGTGGACGTAGACGGCGCGCTTCTTGCCCGCCTGCTGTTGGCGCATGGGCCCGACGCGCTCGATGATCTGGTCGTGGTTCTCAAGGTTCCAATCCAACCCGAAGAAGGCGACGATGTTGCAGTGCTCCTGCAGCCCGTCTACCCCGTGGCCGAGGCTGGCCGGATGGGCAAACCATACGCGACCCTCGCCTCCCTTAGCGCGGCGCAGGCCAGCCGACGTCGACAGGTCGATGCCTGCGGGGAAGGCTCGTTGCAATCGCTCGAGGTCGTGTCGGAAGTTATAGGCGACGAGGACTGGTGCTCCTCCGCTCTCTTCGACCACACTCTCCAGGGCGTCCAGTTTGGCCCCATGCACTTCGTGCCAGGCCTTGTTCTCTTCGTTGTCATAGACTGCTCCATTGGCTATCTGCAGGCACTTGCCGGATCGCGCGGCGGCGTTGACCGCCTCGATGCCGACCGCCTTGATCTCGGTCCACATCTTGCGTTCCATCTCGCGGTACTGGGCCCGGGCCTTGTCGGGCAGCTCGACCCTGATCTCGTTGAACAGGGGCTTCTCGACCGGCACCTCGGTGGTCAGGCAGATGTCGCGGAGCGCCGTCTCGATCTGCTCCTGCGCGAAGGGGAGGGGGTCGATGCTGAAGCCGTCGAAGGACTTCTGGAACCACCGCTCCTTGAAGCTCTCGAAGGTACGGCCCAGACGCTGGCCAGCGTCGAGGAACCAGCCCTGCCCCCAGAGGTCTTGCAGCCCGTTCGGCGACGGCGTGCCCGTCAGGTTGATCCAGCGCGGTGTGCGGTGCGCGACGCGGCCCAGGGCCCTGGCTCTGGTCGAGCCGCCGCCCTGGTAATAGGTCTTGCCGGTGGTCGCATGCGTGCGGAAGCCGCCGCGGAAGCTCTTCAGCTTGGTGCTCTCGTCGGCGATGACCATGCCGAAGGGCCAGTCGCCGTCGAGCTTCTCGAGCAGCCACGGCAGGTTCTCGTAGTTGATCGTGGCGAGAGGCGAGCCGCCCCTGCGCGCACGGCCGAGAGCTGCCAGCCTTTCGGCAGGCGTGCCCAGGATCGTGTCGACCTGCCAGCCCGCGCAGAAGTCCCACTTCCTGACCTCGTCGG